GCGGCGAACCAAAAATAGTTGTCCTTGCCGGTCAGCTGCAAAATCCCGCGTCCGCGAAATTTGAACCCCTCGCCCGACGCTTCATCGCCATTGCCCATACGGTTAGCGTACACACGATTGGCAATCTTCTGGGGGTTGCGCTCGTACTGCTTGGCGAGTTCTGGGGTGTCGAAGTACTTCTTGAAAATGCGCATCAGGCCAGATGCGTTGTAATTGAGGTTCTCGGTGACAAACACAAAGCCACCGGACTCATGAGCGCATTGAGCTAGGAAAGCTGCCACGCGTTTGGGGGTGTTGATCTCGTACTCTTCAAGAAGAGACTTGCCGCCTAACTCGGTCTGCGGACCGAACAGCGTGTCGTACCACTGCTGTGCGTACTTGGTGTTGGGCGCGAACTTCTTAAACTGTGCAAGGGTAATCATTGCCCGTACATCCTTTCAATCAGTATTTCTTTGCGCAACTCCCGCATCTTCTTTACCTCTGTAACTGCCGCCTGTGTCGCGTAGTACATGTCGTAATACATAAATGCCAAGATCGGCATTATGATGAAGAACATCAATAGCACAGCCATTACCGTGACGATTAATGACCAAGGGACGTTCTCATCATCGCGCTTCTTGTCGTCAGCCACATTAGCCCCACTGCCCATATAACTACGAACACCACGGCTGAAATCCATGCCACCTTTGCCCTGATTTCCGCTATTCTTTTTCTGCGTCGCCATCTTGCGATCTGTATCAGTTTAAGTTCTTCGGCATGAGCGGCTTCTTGTTCAGCAACGATGGTCTGCCACATCTCTTCGAACTTGCTCCAAAGCGACCCCAATTCAGGGGGCGCTCGGTACACCATGGTTTCGCGTATCTCAGCCAACATAGCGTCTAGCCTTGTCGTTATGATGATGCGGCGCAGTGCCCGTCGACCAATACTTTCTTCCCCCTTGTAGACCTTCTTGCCAGATACTTGCTCTTCCAGAAGTGCCTTGCTCAGAGCATCGTAGCTATCCATCAATACACCCAACTGATCACCGATCTCGGTGTAAACATCGTTAGGGTCAGACTTCGCTACCTCCTGCACTCGCTGTACTTCAGCGTGATACTGTTGTTTCTGTACGGGAGTCGGATCAACAATCTTGTTGTATTGCTCCTTTAAGTCTTTAAGTACATCACTAACATCCCCTGCTGCGCCTTTGATCTCTTTATATAGTTGGCACCCTTTCTTGACCGCAGCAACGGCAGCGTTGGCAGCAGCAAGTAGGGTTAGCGGGTCAATTTAATCCTCCGCAGATGGCTTGGCGGTTATGTCTTTCCAAATCTGATAGACCTTATGGCCGATCAAAAGCAGGGTGTAAATAAGCGTCGCCCATAGAACAAGCTCGCTTACCTGAACGCCCATAACAGTTGCCAGCGACACAGAGGCTGGCGGGGCTAACTTAGCGGAAGCCGTAGTTAGAGTTTCAGTCGTTTGCTGTGACGAGTTCATTGCCAGACTTCCGTTTGTAAAATGCTAAGTTGGAAACAAGCCGCTCGTCCTCTGGCTCTAGCTCTACCGCCGCTTCGCCGTACGTGACCGCCTTGTCGTACAGGTCCAGATTATATGCAGAAATCGCAGCAAAATCGAAAGGTTTTGCACCCCAAACGCTAGGGTCCATGGTATAGACCGCTTGCTTATCTTTGATAGCTAGCGCCCGCTCAGCGGCCTCCAGACACTCTTTCCATGCCTGTATGGAATAATAATATTCTGCTAACTCTACCCATGGCTCCCTAGTGTTGGGAGCTTCCTCGGCTGCGCGCTTGCGCCACTCCAGTGAGTGATGACGAGAGCCTAGAGCGGCGTAACTTTTGCCCAGTAGGCGCATGGCGTAGCACCGCTCGTTGGGCCAGTTGGCTTTGGGGTTGTCGAGATACTTGAACAGGGCAACCACTGCCTCACCCCACATGGAGTAGAAGGTCAGCTCACGGGCGTAGTAGAACGCATTGCGCGGGCAGCGTGGGTCTTCCGTCACAGCCAGCTTTAGTAGGTCTAGGTACTGTCCACGGCTCTTCGTCGGGTCAGGCAGGTGTCGCACCAGTAACTTATCGGTCTGGGCGTAAATCTCTGTGATCCTGCCGTCTGGAACAGGGTACTCGTGGACTGGGTGGTGCCAGTGGTAGCCATGGCGATGATGGATTTTCTCGTAATAGAACGAGATGCCACAGCCCCAGTCGAACTTATAGCGCAGTCTGGTTGTGTCTTCTTGCCATACACGCTCGATCTCTTCACGCCACCCGGGCTCCAGCACCTCGTCTAAGTCCAGCGAAATACATACATCGTACTCGCGGGGGATCAGTGCCAAAGCAGCGTCCCGAGCACGATCAAAGCGCCAAGGTGACACGCAGATATTATGAACAACAGCGCCACTTTGGCGAGCCAGTTCCACTGTTTCATCGGTAGACCCCGTGTCGGCTATTAGCACCAAGTCAGCATCTTTCGCCGACTCACAGAACCGCTGAACAAACTGCGCTTCGTTCTTACTGATCGCGTATACGGCTATTTTCATTAGGGCTCCACAGGCCAAGTTACTTCCCAAGGGAATCCCGTTTGCGACGGGAGGTCACGCAACGCTTGGCAATAATCTATCCACGCCTGAGACGGCGACATATCACTACGGAAGCGCCAATCTGTCTCTGACAATCTACGGTTTCTTTCGTCCCGTACAGATTTTGCTTGGTTAGCGTCAATAGAAGCAATAGCGTCAGCATCCATGTCCACGACGGAATACTTGGTAAACCACTGCCCGTTTATTTCCTCGACACCATCGCGGTAAGCGGTCTGGTATCTTGTTGGCTGCGCTTGCGCCCCATTCAATACTGGGTCAGCCCCGAACTCGTTAAGTAGCTCAATTGTTAGCTGTTGAGGAAAACTGGTGTTCGGATGCGCAGCGCGGAACTGTTGTTCCGTCATCACTGCACCGCTGGATCGTAGTCTGATTTCCATGATTGTCCTCAAGCAATAGCCAGATAAATATATGTTCCACCACTGGCGTTAATTTCTACTGGCGCTGTACTGCTGATCTCAAAACCAGAGTTCGCAGGATCAATATAGTCAGTGTTAGTAATCTCAGCGCCAGTTGTGTTTGTCCGCAAATAAGGGTCGTTGCCGCTAATAATGCCACGGGCGGTGTCCCAAACGAACCAATCACCTGTTGAGTCAGTTCGCTTAATCATAACGAACCTAGCGCCAGCAGTGAATCCGCAATCAATCGTTAGTGTAGTGCCTGTTCCGGTGTAGCTACCCACTTTGGATACACCGGGACATGAGGCGAATAGGTAGGCGACAAATGTATCAGCAGAAGCATTTACTTCCGTTCCAACCCCCAAAGAAAAAACAGTTGATGTTGGCGAAGTACTATTCCAAGCGGTAGCTGGCGTGAACACTGCGTCAGTCAAGTTAAGAATAATCCGCGCATTAGCTCCTAATGCTGCGCTGTACACAAACCAACCAATAGCAGAAACTTGTCTCTTTTTAACAATCATTAACTCAGGAGCAACGCCTAAGTTGTGGCTAACTGTCTGGGTGCTTCCGTTCCCTGTGTAGCACACCACATCAAAGAAGCCGGGAGCGCGACGGAAGTAGTACCAGACAAATGAAAGCGAGCCAGAAGAGTACGTAGTCGCCCCAACAGCATAGTTTTGCGCTGCGTTCCAGTTTAAGTAAGCCCCAACTTGCGCTGAAGTAGAAGCTGTCTCAAGAAGTGAAGCCCCACGAAGTCGGTCAAATGTAGATAGCGAAAGGTTTGAAGTCCTTGCTTTTTCTATAAGAGTATCAGCAGCAAACCCAGCGTTTGATAAAACTGTATTGGCGACCCAATTCTGTGTCGTAATCGACGGCGCGAACACACTCGCGCCACTTGTCGGCACTTTCATAGGGCCGCGACGAATAGCAATATAGACGAACGTAGAACCGGCTTCGTTGATGTCTGATTCTGGCCCGTTGAAATAAAATCCTGTGGGTGCCGCTACAACATTATCTGCGGCGGTAGTAGCTTCTATCACACTGCTGTTCGCAAATAACCACGCCTGAGAACCGGTGTCCGCCATGCCCCGCATGTTATCAACCATAACCCAGCGTTGCGCAGCGGTAGTGATGTTTTTGATCAACACCCACTGAGGTTCGTATCCGAGAGTTACAACTTCTTTAAGTCTATGGTTACTGCCAAGGTAGGTGCCACAACTAATTACATTATCCGTACCAGACGCGCCAAAGCCTCCTGCGTTATGGGCGAAAGCGTAAATAAGTTTCGTACCTGTGGTCGCTGCTGAAGCGATTGTCACTGTAGTACCAGAAACACTATATACAGTGTAAGACGCTTGAGCGTCAGTAGCGTTTAGAAGTAGTTTGTTAGTCCCAGTTAGTGATCTATGCCATACGAACCAGTTGCTAGTGCCGGTATCTCTATAGATTACCATTCCTAGCGTACCAAGGTTCGAAAAGTCTACAACGGTTTGAGCGCCGTTAGTATGGGATACAGTGCGAACATCAAAAAATTTGTCTTGCTCACGAAATGCCCATGAAACATAAGTCGCAGCGTTCGTGTTTAATTTAGCTAGTGCGCCTATTGTAAATCCATTGCTATTAAATGATGTTAGCCCAGTAGTCTGTGTAGTTTGGGCGGCGTTCGAATTAGATACAAGATCGAATGTCGCGCCGCGAACCGTATCATAAAGCGCGTGGTCAGTAGCACCAGAGCGACCTTTGATCCAGACTAACCCTCCGCTTCCAGCAGCCCCAACAGTATCTAGCAAGCTTGCAGACGTAGGAACAGTAAAGTCTGCGGTATAAACTGGCTGATTATTGGTGATCGTTAGGTCATCAATATACCCATCAAGATCGTAAGCAGTCAGGTCACTATTGCCGCCAATCTCAGTTATCTGCGAAGTTTGCACATCTGGCGCTGTTGTAGATGACGATACCAGCACACCATCTTTAAACAGCCTATGTGTCGTACCATCCCAATTCAAAACGATGTGATACCACT